TGTTTCGTTGTGTGGCATCCGATAACTTCACCATCTTCTTTGATGGTTGCCCACCCAGAACAATCTGGTGATTTGTCGGTAATGAAGTAAGGCATTACGGAGTGATGAGAGTGAACGCTACTGCGTGACCTGTTTTGGTTGATACCGCATACATGCTTTGTCCTGGGTACATGGCAAAGTCTTCTGATGAACTTTTCTGCAACGCATGTCCAGCGTTAACAACGATTGTTGCGCCACCGATAAAGATTGTGTCGGTGTTGTCAAGATTGCTGACATGCAATGAACCTGGGTTCACTCCGCCGTGTGTGATGAGTGTGGCGGCTGTGCCGACCGTGATAGATCCGTTTGTCATTGGCATGATTGTTACCTCAGAGCATCAATAGTAGTTCAGCGTCATCTTCCAAGATGCTGAATGTGATAGTGCTTGTCGCTTGTGCTTGCATCCCTGTCAACGATGTTGACGCAACCGCATATCGTCGTTTCGGTTCAATGACTGGTATCTCCACGACTGGCTCGATGACGGGTTCAATCTTTTTGCGTGGTGTCGTTGAATAGACTCTGCGACCGCCAGATGGTTTTGGTGTCGGTTCAGGTGCTGGTGGTGTCGGTATCGAATCAACTGTGGCGACTAGACCGCCGAGGCTCGCTGTCGCGATGGCGTTCTGTTTGACTGCCGTGACAGCCGAAGCGGCAAGACCGCCGAGGTCAGCCGACGCGGTTGCTGATAGTGCAACTGTGGCAGTGGCCGAAGAAACAAGACCGCCGAGAGTTGCTGACGCTGTTGCCGGTAGAACAACTGTTGCGGTCGCTGTGCTAGATAGTCCGCCAAGTTGTGCTTCGGCTGTTGCTTCAGTTGTAACGATGACTTGTGCAACTTCAGCAACAAGTTCACCGAATGACGCTGAAGCCGTAACTGAATGTGCGACGCTCGCTGTCGCGCTTGCTGATAGTGCGCCTAGCGTCGCTGTGCCTGTCGCTGTGGTTAGCCATTCAACACCGTTGAGAACATCTGTGCTGTTGAGTTTGCTGGTGTCAAGAATGAACGCCGAACCATCCAACCCATAGGTAGCGTCGTTGAGTTCGCTCGTGTCGAGCAGGAATCTTTTGACCGCCATCGCGGCCTACTAACTAGCGACGGTCAAAGATGCAGACAGATTGCCAGATGAGATTGTGTATGTGTCGCCTGCGGTGTAGGCGTTGCCTGTGATCGTGCCGGAGAACAAGAAGTTGCCCGCACTTATGTTGTCCCAAGCGGTGAAGTGTGTTGCGTCCTGCGAACCTGCGATATTCGTCCAACTGATATCGGCATCCGATGTGATCGCACCGTTTGACGCCGCACCGAACGAAACAGATTTGCGTGTCGTCTCGGTCGCAGCGTTCGAAGTACCTGCTGCACCAGGATCACCGACATGAAGTTTGATGTAAACAGTCGCAACCGAATACGAGGTTGCGTTACCGAGCGCATCAAGAAACGAGTTGCAAAGATAAGCAGATAAACCTGTAGCCATTACTCTTCAACCCTTTCGGTGATAGTCAAGATTCTACCTTCGGTGTCACGTTCAACTGTGCGGACAGTCGGCTTGTTCTCAGGCACGTTCACACGCACCACAGTTTCAGGCACATTGATGATCGGTGCAGCGACACTCACTTGTGCCGGTGGAACATTGACAACCATTTCAGGCATCGTCACATTCACATCACGCTGATTCACATCGTAGGTCGGTGTCGGTTCGGTGACTTGTTGCAAGAGAACTGGTGCGACGCCTGTGTGAGTGATCGGCTCGATGTCAAGTGCTTTCAAAACTGATGCTGGTTCGAAACCTGCGTTGATGAGGCGTTGAGCCATCATCGTTTTGCGGTCAAGCTCCGTGAGTCCAGCAGCGGCAAGATCTACGTTCGCAAGCGGTACACGGTAAGCGTCGCCACCTTCAGCCGGACGCAAGTCCTCGAATCGGCGAACATCGTTGATTGACAACCAGCCTGCCTGTAGTCCTGATGAATATCCTGCGACTCGTGAACCGAAGTCGCCACGCATCAAACCATCAAGGTTGAACTTCATGAATGCACCGTTGGTGAGAAGTTTGTTCGAATATCCGTCTTCAATCTTGGTGACGTATGGTCGGAGTGTGTGCATCACGAAGTGAATGCCGTTCATTTCAACCGAAGCATACGCTTGCGCACCTGACTGAATCACACCAGCCATCGATGGCGGTACACGGAACGCACGAAGAATCTCCTCGACTGCGAACTGTCGTGATTGCAGGAACTGTGAGTCGTCTGGTGCGACCGAAGTTGTCGTGTACTTCGCACCACCGAACAGGATGCCTGGACGGTGTGAGCGACGCAAACCTTTGTGACCTTCTTCGAATCCGTCAACAAGCGACTTGGCTTGTTCACGGGTTAGGTTGCCTGGGAACTCGATGATGCCAGAAGTGTGCGAACCCTGACCGAAGAACCTCGCAGCGAACTCTTCCAACGCCTTCGACAAACCGAGGTTCTCTTTGATCAGTTCGATGCGTGAACGGCCACGAAGATCACCAGGCAAACGCAACTCGGACAGATGAATCATGTCATCATGCTCGATGATGTACTGATTGTCGTAAACGTAGATGATGCGACGCGACTCATCGCGTTTCACTTCAACTTTCAACGGATTCAAAACCGACAAACCTGCGATGCCTTGATTGTCGCGAATGATGCGAGTAAACGAGTTACCGTTCAACAGCATCGAAACAAGTACCTGCTGGAAGTGGTCGGTGCGTGACACACCGATTTCGGGCATGTCAACCCATTCTGGTCGCGGTCGGTAAGGACGACGATCACCATCGACACGAATGTATGTGTCGACTGGCAGAGTTGAGATAGAGTCCGCGATCAGTCGGACACACGCATACACGGTTCCGATCTTCAACGAATCTTCTTGTGTGACAACTGTGCCGGCGTTCGTTGTGAATTGGAATGCGTCACCTGCCGCGAACAAAGATTGGAACGAGATCGCTCTCTCTTCCTCTCTTGGGTTGAACAGTCTTGACAACATTAGTTTCTAGCCGCTTTCTTTGACCGCTCCCAAGCCAAGGTGAAGGCAAGCAGAGATGCGCCTGTAAAGATTAGCCCAAGCGGAAGTGCAATGTAAAATACGCCGACCGCAATCATCAACATCGCGATCAATTCCAATAACAATACAATCATCTCTCTCCTCACACTACGAAAAACCCTGGTTGCTGAACACTCTCGACTCGTCTCGTTGCACGATCCACAGCCATTGCCAATGCTATCGCAGCGTCAATCTTGCGTTTCGATTTGCCTTTAGACAAACGCCAACCCATGTCGGTTGAGCGTTGCGCCGCCGACAACACCTGATCAGTGAACACAGGATCACCGTTATGTGAGAGACGACCGTTCACGATGAACTCATACAAAGTTCCGCAAGCAGGCACCATACGCGCAGTCGACTGGCTGAACTCAACCATCGTGAACCCTTCATCACTCATCGCTTCTGCTGAGCGTTGGAAGAACGCTGGGTCATAGGCGAACTCTTGCACCGTGTATTCGCGACCAAGATCACGGATGTGTTGCTCGACTGCGGCCACATCCATCACACCGCCATCAGGATGCCAAATCTTTGCCCGAACAACAATCCGACCAGACTCCTGAGGTTGCGCAACCACGACCGCAATCGAGTCATGCTTCAACGCCATGTCAATGCCGACGAACACAGGAATGTTCGGATCAAGTTCATCCTCGCTACGACACAACTCCCACGCACCCTTCGGCAACCACGACTCACCATCGGTACGAACCCACTGATTCAACCGATAGCGACGAAACGCAACCTCGGCAGTTTGCATCATTGACACTTCCATGTCTTGCATGTCCAACAAACCTTCAGCCAAGTTCGGATTTGACTCAGCCCAAGCGTCACGGTCATGAATCTCACAACCGGCTGGTGCTTCCCACCAGAAGAAACCGAACCGTTCATCCTGTTTCGTGTCGGCAACAATCTCTTTGCCGTAGTTGTACAGACGGCCACACACCGTGTCCAAGTCAAAACCTGCCGTGGTGATAGCGACAATGTTCGGATCTTTACGCGCACCAGAACCCAACGTGAGCGCATTCCACAAATCATCATTTGGCTGGACATGCAGCTCATCAAATACGACCGTTGACGGATTCAAACCTTGTTGAAGTTTCGCATCGCTGGACAGCACACGATAGATCGCACCAGTCGAAGGAACCTCGACCACGTCGCGGTACACCTTGCACACACCCGACAACGCAGGCGACTGAGTGATTTGCCACTTCGCTTCGTTGAACACGACCCGTGCCTGCTGTCTGTCACCCGCCGCCGAATAAACCTCGGCACCAGGCTCACCTTCGATCAAGCCATACAACGCAATCAAAGAACCGAGCAACGACTTGCCGTTCTTCCGACCCAACCCGATCAGGCTGCGACGATACCGAAGCAACCCATCATCACGACGCTCATAGAGTGCGTCAAGAAGTGCGACCTGCCAGTTGGTAAGAATTAGAGGCTGACCGGCACGAACACCTTTACTCACATGCAAGAACGTGCGGGCAAAGTCAACGACCTTGTGACCGTCAGACTTGCTGTATAACTTCGGCGTCGACCAAGTTGGAGTTCCTTTGTCGATATGCGTCAAGCTCATTTGCCACCCTTATCTCCGCCAAACCCAACCTGGCACGATCGCTCGGAGTGAATCCAAGCAAACTCATCCAAGCCGTACATTGCGCGTCCATCTGTTCTATCTGCTTCACCGCTGGATGAGTCACAATCTGCCCGTTCGGCGACGTGTACCAGCGCGTCGTCACATCGTCGCCAAGCCAAAGTTCCAGATCGTAAATCTTTTGATAGTTCCGACACAGCCGACCCATCAACGGACCATCGTGCAACTCGGACAGATGACGCCGACCACCAGTCCACAACACCGTCCAATACTCGGTGCCAACTTTGCCCAAACCTTTCGGTGCGACCGGCACAACCGACATGTCGACTAGCGCAAGCGCAGTC